TTTTGAAGTTGTGTAATTAGAGTCATTCAACCATGCGTCGATCGCTTCGAATACGATTTCACCATCCGCAAGGAAATTTGTTTGCGCGAGCTTCAAATCGACTACAATCTCATCCCACAAGTCGACCTTATCTGCTTTTACGGACATGAGGCGGCCAAGTGCTTCCCAGTCCGCCATGCGGAGGGTTGAGTAGGCAGGTAGATCGCCATCCTGGAGTTCTTTCACTACTGAGTTCAAGCTCGTCAGCATATCTCCCCACCAGGCGTTTCGCAGTTCGTCAATCTCCTGGAGGAATAAGCTCTCTCGTTTGCGGTCATCATCATTGACGCGGTTGAGAGGGAGTAAGAGTAGGCGATCCGCAAGATCGTCACGGCGGAGAGTGTCTGGTGTCCTCGCTGTCACTGCAATCCAACAACGGTATTTGAGAATCCCCAGTTCTTTGGATGTATATAATTTTCTATACTCGTCCATTGCGCCGGTGGAGATCCGTGCGAGTTTATCCTGCAGCCAAGGCTCCATGGTATCGAGATTATCCATTGCGTACAAATGGTAGTGACTCGCTGTTACTGAGAAATCATCGGGTTTTACGGGCACACCGCTCACTTGCGCCCACTGGCCAAAGAGTAACCTCAGTAGAAGACGGAGCGCCATGGACTTGCCGGATCCTTTTTCACCGAGCAACACCATCATTGGCTTGGTCGGGCATAACTCGTTGAAGAATAAACTTTGCGCCCACACCTGGTATGCCCAGGCGTTCTTTGTCTTTGCCCAATTGGGGATCTCAGCAACGGTAGCGAGCGCATCATTATGATCGATTAAGTCGGGTTCGTACGGCTCCCAAATATGCAGATCATCAAAGATCACTGGACCATCGCCATTGACTTTGAGAGTTATGGAATCGCCATCAAGGCAATAACACTTGCCATCAAACCTGCTGACCCATAACAGTTTTGTGTCATTATCGTAGTAGGCCATGCGGACCACGTTTTTGATTTCAGAGTTCAAAATCGCCGCTGTCTTACAGGCATTACTGAGCACACTGAAGCCGGTGCTTGCGGGATTCACGCCGGTCAATTCATGCAGCCATGCGTGCCACAGCTCAGTATCAAGCTCAAATAAGCGGTGTTTATCATGCCAGAGGTAGAATAATTCCCCCTCCGGTGTGCGAATGAATTTTCCATTATCATCAAGCCAGGTAAGTAACAATGACTCTGCATTACTGAGTCGGATCCCAGCGGATACACCTTTGACCGGAGTAAGGATAGTTTCCAGCACTTCTTGAAACTTCACGTCCGGTGGGTTCATCAGGGGGTTGCCCAGGCGTTTTGCTCTATTTGCGCTAAAACGGGCGCCCAGCTTCAATCTCTGGTATCCGGTGCTTAGCTTTTGTTGCATTTTAGCTAATGCGCCTTGTAAGGCGATATTCAGCTCAGGGGGGAGACCGCTCAGGATCTCGATAATCGACTCTTTTACGGATCTCCCGTTATAGTACATCTCGAGCCAAATTTCCCGCCATGGTTCACAAACTGGTGCCGCGCCGCTGGGTGGTTGATCCACATGCAGCGCCATGGCAATCAGCTCAAGCTCCCCCCACCAGGTATCAGGGTCAAGGTTGCCATAAGCTCCGATGATTTGCGCCTGATCACTGGCGGGGATATTCAATTTGCCTAATAATTCGTCTATCGACGTTGTTTGCATAAGGGTGCTTTATCCCTTCAAAAGTAATGTTTCAATTGTTTTACTGAGCGCAATTGCTCGGTCTGAAGTCAGTGTTTGACCACCAGTGATGTTCGCAAGCTCGGTTAGGAATTTTTGACCATGAGTTCGATCTTCCGGGCCACAATAAACTGTGGAAATCTTGTTCTTATACGTCTGTGCAACCGCTAATGCTTGCTCTTTGCTATCCGGCTCACCATCAGAAATTACAATGATGTTCATTCCTGGTACATCCGCAATTTTCGCGTACCTCAGGGCATGGGCAAGGTTGGTCCCGCTGCCTTCATATATCGGGATACCACCAGGGCAAAAGAACGCATTGTCTGAGAAGGAAATAACCGCCACTTTACCGGGTTTGTTTCTCTGTATGGTAGCGAGTTCCTCACAAGCAACCTGGTATCGGGATTTGCCATCTTTGGAATCGTGTAGCCCCATGGATCCGGATACATCCACGATGGTTACAATTTCAGCGTTGGCAAACAACTGGGCGATTGACTGACCGGTGCTCTTTGCAATCGCGCTGATGGAGCTGGGTACGATTTGAGTGTTAGTTACTGTCATTATTCACCTCTGGTTCCCCTGCTGCCCACCACAACCACATACCGAGCAGCAGCAGAACTAACATTACGCTTATGCCTGCGAGAAAGCCTGCGATGAAGGTCATTCCTGCACCTCCGGCGTCCACTCGTACACAATGTCGGCGCTCTTTCCACTGTGCAACCGCCACACCTTGCCGTCAAATGAGGGTACAAGCCCTGCGTTCCAAAGATTTGCTACAGACGAAAAGTTGTATTTGTAGTTGATGGCGAAAAAACTGCTGAAATATGCCCCGACCGAAGCCCAGACCGAATCCCTGACCGAAGCCCAGACCGAAGCCCCGACCAAATCCCTGACCGAAGACCCGACCAAATCCCTGACCGAAGACCCGACCAAAGCCCAGACCGAAGCCCCGACCGAATCCCAGACCGAAGCCCCGACCGAATCCCAGACCGAATCCCTGACCGAATCCCTGACCGAAGCCAAGACCAAATCCCTGACCGAAGCCCAGACCGAAGCCCACTCCTTCAGCCAGCCAATTTGTTCATCTGTCACTTGTTCTACCTTTGGCAACTCAAACGGTTTGACAATCGGCTTGATAATAAGTGGCTCGACAATCTCTTTGAAGTCCTGCCGTTTCGCCCACTTTTCAGCCGCCTCGCTGTCATCACGGTTGCTGTTAATCTGGTCAACCGTGAACGCCTTTGTCAGCGGGTTGTACTCATATTTGTTACATCTATCCTCGTTGAGGAGGTAGTATGCACAGATATGCGAATGGCTGTCCACTCCATCGTCGTTTAGGTGCGCCTTGCGATATTCCCAGTCGAAGTAGTAATACTCCGCTGGGTGATTCACTGGGTCTGTTACAAAACTGAAAAAGTTACACATCCTGCACCTCCGGTATCCACTTATCATCTTGCCGCTCTGTAGCATCGTGAGCGGTAAGTTGGTCACTTTCCGCCTCAAGCTCGGCAATGAGGGCAAGTAGCGTTTCTGGCGATTGTCTGCTTTTCAGCAATTCATCTGTTAAGGATTGTTCGTGGTTTATAGCAGGATAAAGCACATAGTTTCCATCTTCCCATTTCTCACTCATTCCTCACGCTCCTTCTGGATGCGGTCAACAAGTTCCGACCATTGCTGTTGGTTATAAGCGAATCCCTTTTCAATCAACTCGTCAATCACACTGTTCAACCGCTTGATTTCGTCATACTTCTCGATGCACCGACTTTCCCACGCATTCACCGTGCGGTCAATCGTGGCGTTCAGCTTGGCGATTTCGGCATCTTTATCATTGTTTCTAATCACCTCTTGGATATCAAGAAACGCACGCCTCATCTCGCTCGACTGGTCGCGTAGGATTGCAATTGTTTTTTTCAACGCGCGATTTTTCAATATAAGTTTCGCTTCTCGTAATGTATATTTTTTACTCATCCCTCACACTCCTTTGCAGTGATAATCGCACATCCGTCTCTGACTGTGAACTCGTAGTCAAATTTATCAACCCAGATTTCAAACACAATCGAATTGTCATCACTATACACTCTGGGACTGTCACATTGCGCGCTTGATTCGGTATAAATCAGGCATTTGTCCTGCCGTTTTACTGTTATACTAAAATCGGTTTTAGCCATTTTTCTCACTCTCCTTACCGTACACAAATGTACCTGTTTGTGTATCGTTAGGTGATTTATTATCCTGCCGCTTTATCTCGCTATGAACGGTGGAAAGTGAACGATTCGCCTCCAACCCCTCAACTAACGCTCGTTTACTGTTTATTGCTATATCCCCCAGCGCCAGTCTCATTCGTTGATACTCTATACCGAGCCTAATGTTTTCCGCCTCAAGCTCGGCAATGCGCTTGCGAAGGTCGTCCTCGATTGGACGGGTGTTCCAGTCATTCGGCGATAGCCACCAACCATTAATGCAGCGCTCGTTTTCACAAGTTACTTCAGGCTCAATGATATCGAGAGGCATATACTCTAAATCATCGTAGTCAAAAAATGTTTTTGTAAGTGCCTGCCCGCCACAAAACGGACACGGACGTAATTCTTCACTCATCTCATCCTCCTAAAACGGATAATCTTCAACGGGCGCGTCTTCGCCCTTCGGTGTCAAAAACCCCACGCTCTCAGCCGTCAACTCGTAACTGCTTGCCCACGTGCCGTCCTTGCGCTGGTACACGTTCGGCTCTGCTTTCAACCGCCCCTCGACCAACACCTTCGAGCCTTTGTGCAGGTATTGGTTGCACGGCTCTGCCTGCTTGCCCCACACGCTCACTCTGAACCAGGTGGTCTCGTCTTTCTCACCGTACTTGCGCGACGTTGCCACGCTGAAGGTCGTGACTGGATCGCCAGCGGGGGTAAAGCGTTGTTCGGGGTTTGATCCTAAGTTGCCGATAATAATTAGTTTTTGGTACATTTTTGCTCCTGTAAATATGATTGTTTTGATTGATAATCTTCGCACTCTGCACCGCTAAACCACGCTATCGGCGCGTGCTCTTTTTCACACGTCACAACTAACCGCTTCGGCTCTGACCCTTGCGGTCTCACAATTGCCGTTTGAACGTACCGGCAAGTCACGCATTGTTGGTCGTTCATGCCGTCACCTGCTGTCTGTAATACTTGATAAATTTGTCGGCATTGGTCGAAACCTGCTTGCCGTCTTTATAAGGCTCATAGCCTCGCATACCTGAATAAATCGTGTCAATGTCAGCCTGGTTGAATTCGTCTGAATCGGTGTAACCCTTCGCATATGCCAGCCACCACGCACGTTCATCATATCTGTCAGCACCAGCCCAACGCGCTACCAGATTGTTGCGCTCGATGATAGCCAGCAACTCAACCGGCTTTGGCAGGAATTGCGAGCCTTGCGTGAGCGCGATGGTAGATGCCTCTGCCAGTACCATTCTCGGATTGTGACCGAGTGTTTGGTGGTAAGCGCGTGCTCTCTCAACGTCAACCTGCTGACCGTATGCAGACGAGAGACGTTTCATAACGAGCGTTGTTTCTGCAAGTGTGCTCATTTGTCCTCCGCGAATATAGGCGCGTCTTTCAGAATTTCGTCAAGTTCAGGACTGAGCGACTTGTGACCGCCGTTGTTGCGTCGTTTCGGGTTCGTCCGTGCTTTTAGATCCTTCAGCGTCCAGTTCAGTGCACTTTTCATACTGCCGATGGTGTAGTCTTTTTCCTGCATAGCCAAAAGAGCATTGCGGTAATCGTCAGGCGTGCCACCGGCTTTGATGATCTTTTCTACCGCGTCAACCTCGTCAGCATGCCAGCGCGGGTCAATTCCTGTGATTTCTTGAAAAACATACCCAAACTTGAAAATTTCGGAATCCGGCGTAGTAGTAGTAATTTCATTTTCTATTTCCTTTTCCTTTTCCTTTTCCTTTAAGACA